ATAGAAGGACAGCAAATACTGGAGTATATGGATCAGAGGATGACGATAAGGGAATATTTCTTTCCCATTACTTCTGTAAGGTAAATCCTGCTCGCGAGGGTATTGGTGACTATCCGCATGATGTTTGGATGAAGATGGTAGTTGCGAGTGATAACACAGTGCTTCACGCTGAGTTTCTTCCTAGTATTCCGGCAATATATGGTGGGTTGAATCAAAACGATGCCCGCATGGTCAATATATCAGTTGCACATGAATTGATGCCATTCCAGGATCAAATGAACAACATCATGAATAAAATGCTTCATGATATGAAAATCTCAATGATGAAGATTTTTGCGATTGATCAGGATGCCTTGGATGATGATGTAAAGATGTACATACAGGATGCAATGTCCGAGGGTACTATGTATACAAAACCTCATGCATTATTCTACTCAGGAGCCAAAATCGCAGATCTAGGATTAAATGCTAAAGATTTTATAAATGTAATTGAGGTACAAAAAGAAATGGCGGCATCTGTAAATCAAGCCATTCAATCGACTACTCAACTCCTTAATCTTGTAGAAAGACTACTTATTCTATCGCCACAGGAACTGGGGCAACCTGCTCCACGTGAGATATCTGCTACAGAGGTCACAGAGATAGCAACTACCACACAGGCTATTTATTCATTTATCTCCGAAGGTATAGACGAGTTGCGAATGGGTGCAAAGAAAATGCTGTATGAACATCTAGTGGCATGCAGTAGCGAGAAATACCAGGTGCCAGTAATGGGTAGATACACAGAAGAAGTGGTTACGGGAGCGGGTTTTACTGATGCTAATGCCTATTCATATGGAGTAAATCCCCAGACAAAAAGAACAATTATAGGAACTCCTGATCAACTATTTCATGAATATAACTTCTCATCTAGGGATGGAGCAGAGAGAGCCGTAAATACACAGGCCGCACAAACACTAGCAGGGCTTCTTGCTCAAGTGGTAGGCATACAGCCAATAATGCAAGCGGTGGGTACGGAGAAGATTCTCGAGATAATGAATGAAATATTTAGACTCTCAGGAGCAGCATATGACCTGAATGTGGATACGGACACCCAAGAGGACATGTCTTTAGCAAATGCACAATTCGTAGAACAGCTGAAATCTACAATACCTGAACTTACTCAAGCACTTCAAGGTATGGGTAGTGAAGTTCAAGGAATAAAGAATGCGTTAGCTCAGCCACCGCCTTCTGGGCAAATGCCACAATTTCAACCAGGAATGCCACCGCAGGAACTAGCGGGGGTGGAACCACCAACTAGATAAAATATGAGTGAGGAACAGGAACAACCAGTAGAAGATAAAGAAAACATCGGAAACTCTTTAATGACCGCCCTATTTGATGTGGTGGAAGAAAAGAAACCGGAGGGAGAGGCAAAGGAGGAAGCCCCAGAACCGCAATCCGAGTATCCACAAGGCCCAACAACTCTAGGTGATGCATTAAATATGCAAAACGAAGAGCCACAGGAAGAAGAGGTAAAGGAACCTGAGCCAGAGCCAGAGCCAGAGACTGAACAAACTAAGGAAGAGGTAGAGCGTCTTGAGAGGCTAGACAATTCATTATTCACTTCTGAGGAAATAGAACCAAAAAAGGAATCAGTTAAGGAGGAGCCAAAAGAGGAGTTGAAGGACCTGCCACCACCCGAAGAGGAACCAAGAGAGGAAGAAGTTTTTACGGATGATCAGACTAAAAGACTAGAAATTGCGAAGTATGCAGAGGATAATTTTAGTAACTACAAAGGTCTTACGGCTAAATACAAAGAATTCTTTAGAAAACAAAAAGAGTACCTTGAGAAGAGATTAACTGAAGACCCAGAAGCACAGCTAGATGATACTGATCATGAGTATCAATCATTTCTTAAAAGGAATCAGCCAGTCTTTACTCAGGATGACATGGAAAAAGTCATTGAAAAGAGGACTATGGAGAGAGCTAAGGAGGAGGCTGTTAAAGAAATAGAACCTGAGATTCAAAGAATTAAAGAGGAGCAAAGAATCCAAAAAATTCTACCTGAGGTAAATCGTCTTAAGGAACAAACAGTAAAAGAGATAAAAGATATCATTCCGGATGACATGAGGTCTTTTCTTGATGAACACGGAATTGATAAAGCTAAGGAAGAGGATCCTGTTAGGTTTGATATTGTAGATAAGATTGCTACGGCTCACAGAAATAGCATGTTTGCATTTCATGAGATTACACAAGGCCTGACTGCATACGACCCATCTAATCAGACGCACATAAGGCTGGCTACATGGCTTGACCAAATGCAGGCAACAATGCCTGATAAAGATGGCAAAAAGTTTGTCCCAATACAAGAATATCAAGGGCTCCCTAAAAAAGATAAGGCTAAATCATACACAATTACGCCCGAAGATGTCCTTGCAAGCGCAAAGGAAGCAGCTAAAAGATATATCAATTCTGAGATAAATCAACTCGACGAAAGGTTAAGGAAGTCAGGATATGTTAAATCAACTGCCAATGAGCAGGTTGGTAGCGTACAGCCAAAACCTCGTAAACCTATTCCAAGGCAAGGACATACAGCAAGTGTAGAAAAGCAGAAAGAGGATAAAAAGAATTCTGTAGCATCTGTATTGGGGTACTGATTTTAAGTTGTAAAACTTAATTTTGAAAAACAAAAGAGTTGTTGATTTGTAGGATTTTTAAAAAAAACAAGATTATGTAAGGAATTTGCCCGTTATAGTTAGGATTTCTCTATTATAGAGATACTGACCTAATAAATTAGGTTTAATCTAACTATAATAAAAAATGGCAAATCCATTCGATAACTCACAACTATCGCAACCTAGCGCATCCTCGGATTCCTCCTTAACGAGGGCTCCAGGCGCGATTGACGGGTCAGGAAATTTTCTACCCAGAATCGTCCAAGTAGACAGCTCGACCGGTTGCACGCTTACTAACGCAAGCATCAAAGGTATGACACCTGCCGAGTTCGAGGCACTTGGAAACAAGGAAATCGATTTAGCAAGAGTGATTGCTTCTGCTGCCGAGGCCAAAATACTCGGCGTACAAGAAAAGGGGTTACCCACTCTTCTTCGCAGTAGCATTACAAATATCAAACCTTTGTTGAATGAAACTAAAGTTGAGACTCAGTCAATGATTCTCCCTTATGTTCAACGCAGACAAAGAAGCTATATCAATAGCAACTATTTTGCAGGATCAGGGGGGCAGGCAAGTCCAACAGCAGGACAAAACGGAGAACATCCAGGTTCTTGGCAAGTCACTGTAGATGTCGGAGAGTCCCCATGGGCAACTGACATCAAGCTCATTAACAGATACTTCCTTCCTGGTTCTACTGTTATGATTAGCTCGTGGAATACTTCCACGAAAGCCACTAAGGATATCGTATATAAGGTAACTGACGCTGTTGACGCAACTGACAGCAGTGGCACTAAAGCAACCCTTACTCTTGAGCCAAATATCACCGCTGGTGGCTATCAAGGCTTGAGCGACACTTCTGCTTACGAGTTTGAAGTTGGTGTTGTGCAAACTGGCGCTAACTCAGTTAACGATTACGAAGAATGGTGCTACAATCAGCCAGCAGACCTTAGTCAGCAGTTAATTGTTAATTGGTTACAAACAACTCGCGAATCTCGCATTGTTGATGACCAGTACAAAGCTACTCTTGAAAGTATCATGAGCGGAAAGGTTAATCCATTCCTTCAGAACTTTGTATATCAGCCAATCGCAGAGCAAAACAAACGTGCATCTCAGTTATCTGACGAAGCATGGATGCGTTCTGTATGGTACGGACAACGTATCAATGAGAATCAAACTCCAGAAACCTACATGAATCTTCCTGCGGTCACAGACCCAGAAGGAACACGTGCAGGATCTTCTGGTTTTGGATCTGATTGTGTGCTCGAGTACAAATCCAATGCATTAGGAATTCACACTCAACTCAAGGATGCTAACCGCATTGTTGATCGTCAGGGTGCGGCTCTTGATTTGGATTACTTATTCCAACAGCTTTATTTCCTAAAGCGTAATCGTGAGGCAGATGGTGATTCGATTTCAGTAATCGATGTCATGACTGACCGTATCACTGCGAACAATATCTTCACAGTGATGA